CGGATGCTGTCAAAGAGTATATGTATAAAGAAGCTCTTAAAGGCAAAGATTGGGACGGTTATAAACTCGTGGCGGGAACTTCTCGCAGATCTTGGAAGGACACCAAGGAAGTTATAAAGCGTCTCAGAGGGGCCAAGTATAACAGGTCGCAGTACATTAACAGTAAATTAAAAGGAATAGGCGACGTGTCCAGTTTGATGTCGGTCGATGACTTTGAAGAACTGCTACAAGATCAAGTACACAAGCCAGAAGGTAAACCGACCTTAGTACCTGACGACGACAAACGCCTTGCGTTGAATGATCCAGTTTCGGACTTCGACGATGGGTATGACGACTTATTATAATTGTTGTAATCGTAGGCCCGTCAAAAGTTACGGGGCGGGTCTACACTTTTTAAGACTGCGTAGCTCAGTTGGTAGAGCGTTGAATCAGAGTACTACCTTATCAAATGCATTGATAAAAATTAGACTCACTCCTAGAACAATAGGTTTACAAATATTCAAAGGTCGTAGGTTCAAGTCCTACCGCAGTCACTAAATTTATAAACATGGCGAATTACAATACTTTCCATATAGCGGTAATTGGAAACCCTATGTTATTTAAAATGAAGTTAGAAAACATACGACACGGAAAGCATAGGGGGTTAACGTTCAATTTCAATACTAAGACCTTTACTGACGAACCGACGGGCGTACGTTACCGATACTATTTGATAACCGACAGACTAGACACTAACAGAGGCGTACGCTATGACAGTGTAGAAGTTTGGAGCTTACCAAAAAATCCTAATATAATTCTGGACACTATAATATACATGCGATGAATTTAAGAATTAAAGGCGGTTGGATAGTGACTACGTTAGCTATGTTTTTCAAGCACGTAGATTTAGACCCTATGAGTGTATACAAGGTTACGTTTAAGCCTAACGGCGTAGAAACTTGGACGGGTCATATGTTCGTCAACTCTCTACACGAAGCCCCTGAAGTGTTTACGCACGGTATGGATATGCCTATACCCATTTACAATTTACACACCTTGGAGATTATAAAAAAAGTGGACACCTTGAAATGAAGTATTATAATTTCATGTCGAACGGTGTTAACGTGTTCGTCTACGAAGACAGTATGACTTCAGACGATAAGACCACCCTTATAGTCTACGACGATATAAACAGGGTAGACGTCTACTGTGGTGTCGAGGTTTTCCGTGTCGCTGTGGCCCAGCTACGGCATAATTCAGCGGGCGCAGCTTGGGATATAATCACCCAGTGTAACACTCATGGAGAAGACGAAATAGAAGAGTATAATAAAGAATTGGAACTAGTACTGAAATATTAAAAATAATCGTTATATTTACAGCCCCAATAGTTGGAAATGGAGATACAAACAAAGCAGCAGCAGAAAGCCCAGTACCACGCCTTAGAAGCCGAAAAGGTACGCAATAAGATTAGAAAAGACACAGGCGAACGTCGTGACAAACTAGAAAAAGAGTTACGCTATCATATGTTCTCTGAGTGGAAAGCGATACACGAAGTACCGTACATGGGTATTTTGAATATCAGCGTAGGACAACGCGGCGCAATTAGACAAGCGGTATTCACTGGCTTGAAAGTCAGAGACGGCGCAGTAGGGATAGTAGTACACAGGATCAAGAACGACGGCAACATGTCGCGTAATCCAGAGCCTCATTACAATATAAGGACTTGGAAATATACAGGTGAAGTATTCACCCACCCTAAGTAAAGTATTTATAAATTTCAAATATCTAACACCATGAGTGACACAAGAGTAGTTACGGGTAAAGTCCGTTTCAGCTATCTACATGTCTTCGAGAAGCACAGCGTAGATGGTGACAATGAAAAAGACGGGAAGTACTCAGTATCCCTTCTTATTGATAAAGACGATAAGAAGACACTGAAGGCCATACAGTCAGCTATAGAAGCTGCAACGGCTGAAGGTAAAAAAGACAAGTTCGGCGGTCGTATACCGAAGAACTTGAAGACCCCACTAAGGGACGGCGACGATGAACGCCCAGACGATGAAGCATATGAAAATATGATGTTCATTAACTGTTCATCTAATCGTCGGCCTGGACTTGTCGGGCCTAATCCGAAGATACCTATTACGGATGAAGAAGAACTGTACAGCGGTTGTTATGGTCGCGCAGCTATTAATTTCTTCGCTTTTAATGTCTCTGGGAACAAAGGCATAGCAGCAGGGTTAAACAACCTTCAGAAATTAGAAGAGGGCGAACCATTAAGCGGCGGGCGTACAGCACTTGAAGACTTCGGCGATGGAGAATTTGACGATTACGAAGAAGATGACGACTTAATGTAACAGTAGGTTCGTCCAGCGGGTCGTCATTGTCCACATCAAAGGCGGCCCGCTATTTAAAATTAGAAATTGAAAAAGCACCATTTACATATCGACATTGAAACCTACAGCAGTATTAATCTGAAGGTGTCAGGACACTATAAGTATGCAGAGTCTATAGACTTTGAAATACTGTTACTGGCATATGCAGTTAATAACGAGCCTGTACAGGTGGTCGATATATGCGGCGGCGAAACTATACCCGAAGAGTTTTTAGAATTATACTACGCTGACGACGTAATGAGGTTCGCGCATAACGCCGCCTTTGAACGCACCTGTTTAGACAAATTTCTAAATAAGATCAGCCCTGAAGATTGGACCTGTACCGCTGTCATGGCAGGTATAGCGGGCCTACCTATGAAACTGTCTGAAACTTCCAAAGCCTTAGAGCTTGAACAGTTCGGAAAGTTGACCACAGGCACAGCCTTGATAACGTATTTTTGTAAACCCTGCAAACCGACAAAGACGAACGGCGGGCGACTGCGTAACATGCCTTACCACGCCCCCGAAAAATGGGACGCGTTTATAGAATACTGCGCACAGGATGTAGTAGCAGAACGCGAAGTACACAGACGCCTACGCGGTATCAAGCCGCTACCTTCCGAAAGATCTATGTATGTCTTAGACCAACACATAAACGACAGAGGCGTAAGGATTAATTTAGAGATGGTTAAAAGTGCTGTCTACATTGATCGACTCAATAAGAAAAACCTACTAAGAGAGATTAAAAAAATTACGGGTTTAGAAAATCCGAACAGTGGCCCCCAACTGAAAAAGTGGTTAAGCGAACGAACAAATAAACAAATAACTTCGTTAGACGCAAAGCACATAGAAAGCCTACTTAGTACAGTTGGGGACGCCACCACCAAACAAGTTTTAACCCTCAAGAAACGAGCCAGCAGAACTTCAAATAGTAAGTTTCCTAAAATGATACAGTGCGCATCTTTCGACGATCAAAGAGCGCGCGGACTATTTCAATTCTATGGAGCACGTACGGGACGCTGGGCGGGACGTCTTATACAATTGCAAAACCTACCTAGAACGTATTTAGAAAATGTAGAAGAGCTTAACCAGTTTGTAATAGATAAAGACTACGACCTGTTAACGATTCTGTACGACGATCCAGCGGCGGTTCTGTCCCAGCTACTACGATCAGCTTTAATAGCCTCAGAAGGCCACACGTTCGCCGTAGCGGACTTTTCAGCTATCGAAGCGCGCGTACTGGCTTGGCTTGCTGGCGAAGAATGGAGGATGGAAGTATTTAGAACACACGGTATGATCTACGAGGCTTCAGCCTCTAAGATGTTTAACCTTCCGCTGGACAAGTGTACTAAGAAAGCGGACAAACGAAACGGTACGGACCACAGGGCGAAAGGCAAGGTAGCAGAATTAGCCCTAGGGTATCAGGGCGCGGTAGGAGCGTTAAAGCAAATGGGCGGCGAAGATATGGGCCTATCTGAAAAGGAAATGAAGAGCATAGTAGTTAAGTGGCGCGGGTCGAATACTGCTATAGCCGCTTTCTGGAAAAGAGTTAATAATTGCGCGATGATCGCAGTACGTAAGAGGAAGCCAGTACGCGGGCCTAAAGGTATCATCTTCGACGTCTTCAAAGACTGGATGACTATACAGCTACCCAGTAAGAGAAAGTTATATTATTACAAGCCCAGATTTGGGCGTAACCGTTTCGGTAAAGTCTGTTTAGAATACATGGGAATAGACACCTATAGTAGAAAATGGAAATATCTAAATACTTACGGCGGGAAGATAACAGAGAATTTAGCACAGGCGATAGCAAGAGACCTACTTACTGACTCCATGTTAAGATTAGATAAAGCGGGTTTCAGTATATGCTTACACGTCCATGATGAAGTCGCAGCCGAAGTACCTATAACCAACGCAGAAGAACAATTAGAAAACATGTGTAGTATAATGTCCGACGGTCCAGATTGGGCGTTAGGTTTACCCCTAGGTGCTGACGGTTACACATCTACATTTTATAAGAAGGATTAGAATAGCGAATGGACGGTAAGATAGACATATCAGTAGGGTTAGCGGCAAGGTCGAAAAGATGGAAAAATAAGAAGGCTCTATGGTCTAAATTGGTCGAGAAGCTAAAGCATGTTCACAGGACGTCGGAAAAGCAAAAAGAGTACTTCAGTGCAACCAAGCAAGAGCGGGCCAAAATAAAAGACGTGGGCGGTTATGTCGGCGGTTATCTAAGAGGTTCCAGACGTAAGCAGGTTAACGTAGTACATCGTCAGCTATTGACGCTGGATCTGGACTACGCCCATATGGACTTCTGGGACGACTTTACTTTAGAATTTGAAAACGCCGCAGTATTACACTCCACACATTCGCACTCTATAGAAGCCCCGCGCTTCAGACTTCTAATACCTTTAGACAGAGAAGTTACGCCAGACGAATACGTACCTATTGCAAGACAGGTGGCAGGTAGATTAGATATAGAGCTTTTTGATAATACGACCTTTGAAACTCATAGGTTCATGTATTGGCCTTCTATGTCTTCAGACGGCGACTATTATTACAGGACTCAAGAGGGTAATTTTCTAAATGCTGACGACATACTGGACAGTTACGTAGACTGGACTGATTCAAGTTCTTGGCCTACTTCAGATAAGCAACTGGACGACGTAGAAAGACTTTCTAAAAAACAGGAAGACCCCGAATTTAAAAAAGGTATCGTAGGAACGTTCTGTAGAACATATGGAATAGTATCTGCGATAGAAGAACACCTGTCAGAAGCATATACGCCCACAGCCTTTGACGACCGCTACACCTATTCAAAAGGTTCGACAGCAGCAGGTCTAGTTTTATACGATGATAAATTTGCGTACTCACATCATGGTACGGACCCTTGTAGTGGTAAACTGTGCAACGCTTTTGATCTTGTAAGGGTTCACCTGTTCGGGCATCTCGACACTGACGGGGCGTCTACCAGCCCTTCAAAACTTCCAAGTTACAAAGCTATGGAAGAGTACGCCAGAAAAGATAAGAACGTACGCGGTACGCTGGCGTTAGAACGCTTTACAGATGACGCGGTAGCTGACTTCGGTATGACTGAAGAAGAGGCCGTAGAGTCCTTAGAATGGGCCAAGGAATTAGAAATAGACGGGCGCGGTAACTACCTTTCTTCAGCCAATAACTTAAATATCATATTTGCAAACGATCCGAAATTGAAAGGGTTATTTTGCTACAACCTGTTCGATAACAAAAGATACGTTTTCAATGATATGCCTTGGCGTAGTATAGAAACCCCCGAACCTATGCGCAACGTAGATTATTCAGGAGTCCGCAACTACATAGAAGTCATATACGGCATAGTGGGTTCGATGAAGATAGATGACGCCTTATCATTAGAATTTGAGAAAAGAGCCTTTCACCCTATACGCGACTATTTGGACGGCTTGGAGTGGGACGGCGAAGAGAGAGTAGATAGTTTTCTAATTGATTACTTTGGAGTAGTGGACAACATATACAGCCGCGAAGCAATTAGAAAAACACTGGTAGGGGCGGTAGCGAGAGTATACAAAGCGGGTATTAAATTCGATCTAGTTTTGACACTGGTAGGCGATCAGGGAACAGGTAAAAGTACTTTCGTTTACAAACTGGGTAAGGGCTGGTTTAGTGATACGTTCACAACTGTAAAAGGTAAAGAAGCCTTCGAGCAACTACAAGGCGCGTGGTTAATTGAAATGGCCGAACTGTCAGGACTTAGAAAAGCTGAAGTAGAAAGTATTAAGCACTTCATAACTAAGCAAGAGGACACGTATAGACCCGCCTACGGCAAGACGCCAGAGACTTATAAAAGACAGTGCGTATTCATAGGTACGACAAATAATAAAGGCTTCCTACGTGACCCTTCAGGTAATCGCCGTTTCATGCCTATCGACGTAGAACCTATGTTAGCTGTTAAAGACATCTTCAGTATAGAGGACGAAGAGATAAACCAGATCTGGGCTGAAGCTAAGAGCATGTACGACGGTGGCGAAAAACTGTACTTGAGTAAAAAGGCAGACCGTATAGCGAAGGCCGAACAGATGAACCACAGAGACGTAGACGAACGAACAGGAATTATAGAAGCGTACTTGGATACGCTGCTACCTGAAGAGTGGCCCAAGATGGACACGTTAGCGCGTCAGGTGTATTTAGAAAACCCACAGGACGACGACATAGAAAGACAATTTGTATGCGTTGCTGAAATATGGTGTGAATGTTTGAACAAGTCGCGCGACGACATGGACCGATACAAGACCAGAGGCATTAACGACATACTACGCAGTCTTCCTAACTGGACTATGGAGAAGTCACCCCGAAACTTTACAATTTACGGGAAGCAGAAATATTATAAACGGATTAAAAAGAAGATATGACCACAACAGAAGCAGTAAAGCACATAGACAAGACTCTGGAAGATCTACTACCAAGAGTTCAGAAGGTGTCTTTAGAGATGAGTAATATAGACACGTTCGCCACTATACACCATTTAAAAGTAAATTGGAAAACTGGCGAAATCACAAACCTAGAAAGTACAGGATAATGAAAATAGCATACGACAATAAACTAAGGCTTAACCACAACAACAAAGCCCGACTATCTCAAATAAACGAGATACTAGAAGACTACAGAAGACAGGGTTATCGCCTAACGCTTCGACAGCTTTACTATCAGCTTGTGTCAAGGGACGTAATACCGAACGACGACACTGAGTATAAAAAGCTAAGTAACATTTTGAAAAAAGGTAGACTAGCAGGTATCGTAGATTGGGATTCTATAGAAGACCGAATTAGAAAACCCCAATTACCTTACTGGGTTTACGGTCCAAAGGACGCCATAAAGGATACTATAAAGCAGTACAGGTTAAACAGGATGAAAGGCCAAGACAATAAAATAGAAGTCTGGGTAGAGAAAGACGCCTTATCTGCGGTACTTGCCAGAGTAACAAGACAGTACCACGTAAGACTAATGGTGAATAGGGGGTACAGTTCTATAACTGCCATGCATGACGCGGCGCAGAGATTAGAAACAGGAGATACTATATTGTACTTCGGCGATCATGACCCCAGCGGTTTAGACATGATTAGAGATATAGACGAACGTCTACAGATATTCGGAGTCTATGCAGACGTAGTACCTGTAGCTTTAACGATGAAGCAGATTAGAAAATTCAACCCGCCGCCTAATCCCGCCAAGATAAAAGACCCGCGCGCTAAGTGGTATATAGACAAGTACGGGCCGACCAGTTGGGAACTAGACGCGCTACCCCCTCAAGAGCTAACCAAGTTAGTAGAGAAGGAAATTAAAAAGCGTATCGACTTAGATCTGTATGAAAATCAGATAGCACAGGAAGAACAAGACGTTAAACAATTGAAGTCTTTCTACGATGAAGAAGAATAAATGGCAAAGGCTCTACGAGCACATGAAAGCTAACAACATAGGTGACGACGTAGCACACCATTTTCAAGTTGATATGTCGTCACTTTTAGAACGCGGTATAGCTAAAGCAGAGCACACCCAGCAGACTAAAGAAGCGTTCGTTAAGTCGATAAATAGAAAACGCGAACTATTAGATAAATTTGAAAAGCAAGGCACTAAGATACTTGATGATTTGTATGACGATTACGATTTGATGTAATGGAGATAAGAAGGAAGACACACAAAGAGAAGTACGTAGATAAGAAGTTACGCGATAGTGTTAAAGCATTGGGCGGCATATCTATAAAGCTCGTAACTATACATATATCAGGTCTGCCAGACAGGTTAAATCTTCTTCCTAAAGGCCGTATCTTCTTTGCAGAAATAAAAGAAACTGGAAAAAAACCAGAACGAATACAAACCTATATAGCCCGAAAATTAATTAAATTGGGCTTTGATGTATACTGTATAGATCACGCCTCTAGCATACCTGAGATTCTAAACAAGTACAGATGAATAATAGAACAACCGAAACGACCTATGTTAAAATTAAAGCCGACTGCGGCGTGTTAGATCCGTTAGACATAGAGCACCTAACGATACTTACATATGAGCAGACCGCCGAATTAGATGAATACGGGGTACTGTTTATAAAATTAAATTTCAGCGCAAATTAGAAAGATGTTACGCGAAGCAAACCTACACGCCTATCAGGTTAAAGGCTATAAGCACATCATAGATAACCCGTACTGCGGTTTGTTTATGGACATGGGTCTAGGCAAAACTATAACAACGCTGACGGCGGTAGAGAAACTTATAAACGATTACTTAGACATCGGTACGGTGTTAGTTGTCGCCCCGAAGCGTGTAGTAGAATCTGTCTGGACCGAAGAAATAAAAGACTGGGAGCACGTAACACACCTTACGACTTCTAGGGTAATTGGAAACCCAGCGCAGCGCAAAGCAGCACTAAAAAAGAAAGCTGACATATACTTAATAAGCAGGGATAATATAGCTTGGCTCTGCGGACAGTACGGCGGGTCTATGCTACCTTTCGACATGCTGGTAGTAGATGAAAGTTCGTCTTTTAAAAATCACAAGTCTATACGTTTCAAATCGCTGCGAAGAGTACAGCCGTGCTTCAGTAGGGTAGTCGTACTGACAGGTACGCCAGCCCCTAACGGCTTGATAGATCTTTGGAGCCAGATATATTTACTGGACAGAGGCGAACGCCTAGGCAAGTTTATAGGGCATTACAGAGACGAATATTTTAGACCTAACCAGACTAACGGGAGCATAGTATATAATTATAAAATACGAGGCAATAGCGAAGAGCGAATACATGAACAGATATCAGACATATGTATGAGCATGAAAAAGGAAGACTATCTGGACCTGCCTAAACGCATAGATAATTTTATAAAAGTCAAGCTAACCCCTTCTGTACAATCCCAGTATTTAGAATTTGAAAAGCAGCAGGTATTAGAGTTCTTAGAAGACATGGAAGAAGACGAAGTGATAGCGGCTACCAGTGCGGCGGCTTTGTCCAATAAGCTGTTACAGTATGCTAACGGTGCGGTCTACGATGAGAACAAGAAACACCACACGGTACATAATTTAAAGCTGGACGCACTACAGGACATATTAGAAGACGCAAACGGTCAACCTGTTTTATTAGCTTATACTTATAAAAGCGACCTACACAGGATCATGACGCGCTTTAAAAAATACAAACCGCGTAGACTCAAAAACGATCAAGATATAAAAGACTGGAACGCTGGAAAAATACAGCTAATGGTCATGCACCCAGCCAGCGGCGGGCACGGTTTGAATTTACAAAAAGGCGGTAATATAATCGTCTGGTTTGGTCAAACGTGGAGCTTAGAACTATACCAACAGTTTAACGCCCGACTGCACAGACAAGGACAAACCAAGCCGACTATAATTAACCATCTCGTGGCAGACAAAACTATAGACCTTGACGTAGTGGCTGCCATTGACAGGAAGGACCAGAAACAGGAAGCATTAATGAAAGCGATTAGAGCACGAATTGAAAAATACGCGGCATGAATTTAAACGAAGCAGAATTAAAATTATCTAAAATAAGTTCGCACCAAGGCACTATGATTAGAGCCATAGCCGACCATATACTGGCAGGTGAAACTAGACTTAGTTACAGCAGTGAGAATTTAAGAGATAAAACAAAAAAGGTACTTCAGACCCTTGGACTATTCTACCATGATAACGGCGTAGAAATTAGAATGTCAGATAGATCCATAGAGAAGATAGCACCCGCAGTTAGTCAATTTAAAAAACGTAAGTGATGGATAACGTATTGGATATGTTGATACAAGACCCAACGGATACCGTACAGTACGGACCCTACCTATATAAAGTTCTGGGTGACGAAGTTTACTACTGTCCAGATTGGCCCGACCGAAGAGATAAGATTTGGTACAAGCACAATCAATTAACTTCAGATTACAATTTCTTATGAAGGAATTAGATGTAAAATATGTGACCGAATTAGAAGCCTTTATATTTGAATATGGTACACTTGTCGGCAAATACTACCCAGCCAACAAAGACGAATTACATATAAGATCTATTGTAAACACAGAGCCTAATAACGGCGATTTTAAAGACGGCTTCGAGCAGATAATATTAGAATTTGAACAGTCTAAATTATTCAAATCGTTGCATGTCGTACGGATACATAACCACGCCTTCAGATCACACCTGACGAATAACTGGAATTTCTCCTATGTATCAGATGAAGAGGTAGTACGCCTTAATCCAAATCTATAACCTTAGTTATACCGTTTTCCTGTACTACCTTGTGAGTCGGGCGACCAGATAAATACTGTACGGTAGTGGTACTAGACCCAGAACCAAAACTGGTACTAGACCCATTCTTAGTTAGATTGTCTGCATATGCGGCGGTTTCCTTGACCCCGCTTAATCCATCGGCTACCAGTTTGGCTATATCGACATTTCGCCACTTCTGGGGGTTCCTGTTTAGGTCATCGAAGAAGCCTTTATTAACGCCTTGGCTGACAGCCTCGTTAACTAGTGCCTCTTTACCTGATATCCTTACGCCCATGTCTTGGCCTGTCTCTGCGTCAGTTACCGCGTAGCCGCGTCCGTAGAGGTCTGATTTATGACCTACGTAGGTGTTAAAATGTTCGTCTACCTGTCCCGCCCCTTTGTACAGTTTGGACGCTTTAGCGGCGTCTATCTTAGATTTAGCGAAGGCGGCGAACATGGTAGCTATGAAACCGATAGCCAGAGGTACACCGACAAACGGTATCGACGACATAGCTTTGAATATGTTAGCCGACGCAGTTACCAGACTTGAAGACTGTTGTAGTATGTCGTTTATCGCTTGTGCCTTGGCTGCTTTCTTCTCCAACTCTTCGCGCTTCTTCTGGGCGGCTTCCCGCTGGGCCTGTTCTTCCTCTAACTCTTTTTGTAGGGTATCCAGATTATGAGCTAATCCGTTTTCGCGGGCCTCTTCTTCTACGCCTATCTGCTCTTCTAAGGCGGTTATCTTCTCATCCTGTTTGGCTATGAGTTCGTCCAGCTTGCCTATCTGCGAGTCGATCCCAGATACAAACAATGACGTTAGGTCACTGAAGAAACCTTTAAAAGCGTCAAACTGTTCCTTGTTATCCTCGAAGAAGATAACGGCATCTTCCAGCCCTTCGCCGAACGCCTCTTTAAAGCTCTTTTTGATCGGCTCTGTAATGACAGGTTTTAACGCCTTGCCGATCACTGAAGGGTCGGGTAGATCTACGTCGAACTTCTTTATATCGCTCTTGATCTTCAGAGGCAGCGGAAGTTCTGCTAGGTCTGCTTCTCGTGAGAATTTCTTTTTAACTACAGCCTCTATGATATCCAAATTATCTAACTGAGTCTGTACGTCTTCATCCGTAATCAGACCTTCAGCAAGTGCCTTCTTAGAGGTCTCTAAGAACTTCTTACGCGTGTTGGCTATCTCCTGTATGGCTTTCTCTTCGCGTCTAAATACCTTCTCTAAAGGTGATGCCTGTTCTAGCTCAAGATCTGTTAAAGTGTCCAGTACTTCGGTCGCTAGCTCCTTATAGTCGTCGCGCAGATTTTCCAACATTTCGCGCCTCTTCTCTAACGCCTCTTCTGACAGTGCTTTTTCCTTTTCTATCTGCGCTACGTTCTTATCATGGGCTTCTTTATTGAGGCCGTTTATCTTGTTCTGTAACTCAGTTTGTAGGGTGAAAGATCCTTGGCGTATGTCCTGTTCTGCTATCTGAAGTTCTGCCAATTCGTCTAACTCTTCCTGTGTGACCAGTGAGCCTTTACGCTTGTTGTGGGCTTCCTGAATACGTACGGCTGCTTGTGCTAATTTGATCTGCTTACCTAGCAAACCGTTTTCTAAGTCGAACGCTTCCTGTGCCAGCTTCTTACGGTCCCTGATAGTCTTATTGATGTCGTCCGAACCTTTCTTACGTAACTCTATTTCAGCCCTTGTCTTGGCAAACTCTACACGCAGTTCGCGTTCCTCTCTTGTCAATCTCTGACGTGCTGCGGCTATACGTTCGGCTTGACGTACGTCTTTCTGTATCTCTTCAGAGACGGCCTTAACTTCACCTCTTAGCTTCTTAAACACTTTGACCGCTGTACCTATCGGATTGGTCAAAAAGTTCTTGACACCTTTACCGAAATTCTGTAGGGTCTTCATCGGATTAGATAGAGCCTCGAAGATGCCTTTACCTAAACCTACTACTACTTTAGTCACCCCGTCGAACACCGCCCCCAGAGCAGCCATTTTACGGTTAAGAAATTCGGACCCTTCTATGGTCTTGGACAGCCAAGCTACCAAAGAACCAAATATTACTACGAACGCCCCTATACCTGTCGCCAGTAAAGCTATTCGGGTCGCACCTAGTACCTTGATCCACGCGCGCACTACAGTTATGGCAGCTTTGAAAGTCTTACCTAATTGACCCACACCTACACCCAGTATAGCTATACTTGCTAATTGTTCCTTCAGAGCCTTTTTACTCTCATTGAACACCTTGACATTTTTACGTCTTTCGGCGTTGTTCTTCTTCTGCTCTGTTCGATTGAGCTTTAATTTTTTGGTGTACTTATCGACCGCCCCAGACACTTTATCTAACGTCTTCCTGTATTGACTACTGGCTTTGTTCGCCACTTCGCGCGCCTTGGCTAACAGGTCTTCTTCCTTCTTGACTTTCTTGGCGGTGTTCATGCTCTTAACAAAAGCGTCGTCTAGAGCGTCCAGACCTTCTACCCTTTCCTTCATAGCGGTGGTACTGGCTTTAAGTGCCTTCTCTTCTGCTTCGGCTGCCTGTTCCCAAGCGTCGCCGATCTGCTTTAGTTTGGGTAGATACTGGCTATCGTCCAGTACAATTTTACTTACGTTGTCGCTCATGATGTAAAGATATTAAAAAGCCCCTCACAAAAGCGAAGGGCCGTTAGCCATAGATATTGGTAGTAACTAGGCATAACCACAAGATCTTCGGCCCTGCTATCTGGTCAAAAGCACCCCTACCAGAGTACCCAAGCCAAGCCAGAAACCTTTATCTTTTATTCCCTTCCAGATCTTCCCTAGGGAAGTCTTAGGCTTACGTTTTTCATATTCTATCAGGTCTATAAATCGTTCCTCAGTTACAGCGTAGACGTCTTCTCGTTTAGCTATCAACTCTTTATAAGTGTCCGTAATGTTCTCGTATCTAACGAGCTTTAACCGTTGGGATTCGATCAAGTTAGTATGTAGTACTTCGCGTTCCGAGTAGTTGGAAAGTTGACGCATACGCACTATATCAATCGAGTCCCTAATGCGGTTAATCATGTTCATGTCTCTTATCTGGTCTTCGTAACCGCTTCCGATGTTTGCCAGCTTGATATAGTGATTAGGTTGTAGTACGAGGGCTTTAGTTACCGAATCGCGCAGGGGCGGTAAGGTGTCCGTTATGTATCTTGTCGATGATCCAAATAGCTGCACTGTCAGCGTCAGTATAAGTACTAAAGTAATCGTACGTTTGTAGGCGTTCATCTAATATTAGTTTGTGGTTATTCAAATTATTCTCTACCGATAAATCTTTTATTATAGATCTTCTAAGTATATCCTGTCTATTTTCAAGACTATCAATTTTTTGATCTAGTACCAGATTTTCATTTAGTAGGCTGTCTATTTTTGACGTGGCCTGTACCGTGACAGTGACAATCATAGCGGCGTGGTCCTTTTGAATGTCCTTGGCTTTACTGGATTTACCCAGAAACCAGACAAGAGCCGCGCCCGCTATAAATGTCAATATGTAGCTAACTACTTTCACAGTTCGGGAGCTTCTACGTAAATAGGATTGGCGTAGTGGTCTAAGTCAGTTGAAGCCATATGACCCCAGTAGTTATTCAGACACACAGCCGACATCTTGTCACCTTTTTTACCGCAGCCGCCCATAGCAACTACAACACCTTTAGGTACGTCGATCATCTTACGTGGTGGCTCTGCTGTAAAGCCTGTTTCATACTCTTTTATGCGTATGAATACTGTAGGCTTGTTAGTGATATAGATGGTATTCTTAGTACCGAATTGAGGCGTACCGATAGCTTTACGGATCGCTTCTATCTCCATGTTCTTTACACTCATGCTATGCCGTTTTAGAGGTCATCAAATCGCGTCCTTTAGTGAACTTACCTAACATGAAAAGTAGTACACCTTGTACCGCTTCATTAGGTATTTTCTCGACCAGACTTTTAACTGTAGCGTAGACGCCTTGAGTACCGAAGACCGCACCTACTAAGAGCATCCAGTTAACGTTATCCACTCCTGAATATAGGATGAACAAAGCAACCGAAAGGCCCGCTATAGCTACTGTAACTTCTCTGGGTATCGCACCTAATCCTATCTTCTGTATCCACTCCCATTTAGGTAGCAAGTTTCGTAGGAAGCCTAGAATAAAGGTAGAGGCCGCCACTACATAGACGTAGAACATTTCAAACGTCATAGGCGTGTCACCGCCCAGTACTTCACGAACCGATCCTATCAGATCTGTCCAGCTATTAATTTCAGGGGCCGTTATAAATGACGTGTCCACTGATAGGGTGTCACTGATCGCATACGCCCCAAGAGCACAAGCGAAGAGCAGTAAAACCGTTAAAGAGAATCTTAGAATTTTCATGGTTATCTAGTTTAAAAATTAACGTATTAATCTTGTGTCGAACATCTCCAAAATAGCATCTGTGAAGAAGTCTATTTGGGTTCCTAAATCAAAGATACGTCGTCTATCATGTTCGTTTGTCATAAAGGCCCACTCAGTGAGCACCGCAGGGCATACCGTAGACTTTAAAATGAAGTACCCAGCTTCTTTACTGTACTTGGTCGGGTCTATGGTATTGGTCCTTAACTTCTCGTTCGGGAAGCAGTCGGCGAACTTCTTAGCTATGTATTCAGCTATAGGGTCTGCGCTTGTATCGCCTACCGAAGTGAAGAACTCCGCACCGCGTACGCTGGCAGCTTGATAAGCGTTATGGTGTATGCTGAAGAGTACGCATTTTTGAGCGCGGGCAAACTGGTTAACTCTTCGCGCACGAGCTTGTAGACTTATGTCTGCAGGCTCTGGATTTATGATATGGGTCTTTACTCCGAAAGTGTGTAGTTTGGCTTGTATACCAAAAGCTACAGCCTTGTTATACGCCCCCTCTGCTATTCGTACTTCCTGATATTGATGAGTACCGTAATACCTCTTACCCTTGGTCTGGTATAGACCGTTCTGTATGCCGCCGTGTCCAGCGTCTAGTAATATAGTTGTTTGGTAATTCATTACAGTTCATCTATGTGGTGAACGCCCATACCCAGAGCAGGTTTACACTGTATGCAGTCCGTTCTAGTTGCTACTACTGGACTCTCTGCTATGCGTAGTGCCATCCAATCTACAAGACCTTTCAACATGCTATTAATCTTGTGGGTGCTTGTTCTCATTGTCTCTTGACTCAGTAGATTGTATTCGTTTATACCGCTCTGGTCAAGTAGTTTATTTATCAACTTCTTAGTCGCTAAGAGTTGTACGCATTTGGCAAATGTTGTGCCTATGTGGTTCGTGGTCCAGAATGAATCTGACACCCCGCACATCCACGCCAGCGCATCACATTCTAGCTCGATGTCTAAATGAAGACCGTATGTATTTTTGTTGGTGCTCAGTTTGTCCGTGTCTATGGTAGACAGGTTATCAGTGTTGAAGCCTGATACTGTCAAGAGCTTTGACTTATGCCAAATTGGATCATCATCACAACCGCAAACAGTCTCGACATTAAAGGGCTTCTCTGTGCCTACTCGCTCCCAGTGAACGGCGTAATAGGTCTTCTGTCCTCTATGGTCCAGAGGTAAGTCTATATCTAAGGCCGCACTGTACGCTATTCGGCCCGCTGTAGTTTGTATACTGAAGGTGTCTATCTCTTCTTCCTCTGGGTGTAATCTGGTCACAGTAACGGCATAAGTACCGTCTGTGTCCAGCTTGAGAGACCCAGCCCTAATAAGAGCCTGTACGCCTTTGTAATGTGTGTACGGCCCAAAGACAAAGCCGCTTAAATTGTAGTCTAAACCTCGAATGGCAAAGCCGCTTTTTTCTGGCTTGCCTATCGTATCAGAGTAGTTATTGATATTGAGCTTTGAGAGTCGCCCAAGAGATACGCGAAGTTTCATTAATAAGTCTTGTACGGCGTCCTTCCTACTCGCTATCAAGATAGTCCCTAGGTTCTTGACGCTGTCCAGTTCGGGTACATACTCGTTCTCTGTTAGAATGTAACCAGACTTAGAAGCGTTAACGGTCGTCCAATCGGTTTCAGACGAAGAGGACCAGCAAGTAGTATCACCACTTGCCAGTCCAATAGTATTTATAAGGCAGTCTACTAACACTAAATTTCTATTAGTTGTCAGCCCATCTAACTTGCGCTATCTGAGGCTTATTAGTAATGTCCTTTGGCATCTTTAAGAAACCACTTCGCCCAGTGATAGTATAGATGACAGCGAAACGCTTACCAGCTACACACTTGTAGACTTTAGTGATATCCCATCTGTACGGCTCGATAGATCGGCTAACAGGGTTCCACACTTTCAATACTGGGTCGTTCCAGTAGTATTGGAAAGGGTGGTTAAGCACCATTTTAGCTTCCCCAGGAGTAGGAGACTGCGCCCACGTATAGTTAACATGTGCTATGCCCGCCTTATCGACTACGAACATATCTTGATTACCACTGGCTGCGGCATCCATGTTAAAGACGTCTCTTACAATCGGTATACCGTTAGATAGAAGACTTCCTACATTCTCAGTACCACAGGCTTGTCCTGAAGTAGCTTGAAATAGTTTGTCTTCGTAACGGAAGCGATTACCGCCGATGATGACAGGAGATATATAACGCTGATCTTGTGCAAAGTGCGTTATGTGTATCATGTCCTTTACGGCCTCTTTGTCCTGTCCTGTTGGTATCGCTCCGATGTTCCAGAGTGAACCAGTGACGCCGCCTTTAGGGACAGGTACACCCGTCAGCGTATCAGCGTTACCCACCAAGAAAGCCGCACCGTTCTTTTCTAGTTGCTCTACTAAGATCTTCCTTTTTGAGAGAAGACCGAAAGCTACTTTTTCGGCGAAGCTGTGCTGCGACTTACAGACATCGGTTATGACCTTAAAGGTCTTTTCGATACCTGAAGGCTTGGCGTACGTAGCAAAATCACTACCTATTTCTGGACCATCAGGGTCACAAAAATCTGTAGTATCAGCGGCTACGGGTGCTGCTGCGTCACCATCCAGTAACCAAGATATCTTCAGATTCGTACAAGACCGCGCATCTGTGAAGAAGGCCGCTTGTTCGGGCGTCTGAGTTGCTACCGTTGGGTGGGTATACAGTTCGTTAATAATGGAAGTTTCCGTTATCAGGTTCTTCCTTGTAGTATCATTCACGAGGAGTGAATCCATTTTAGCTAGTACTTCCCCGTGTACAGCACTAGCGGTAAAATTACCAGCTACAAAAGGCATAATGTGAAAATTTTAGTTTACTCTTCAAATTTCCCTGAATAGGCGGTACGTATTGCGTCCCGACCTTGAGGGGTTAACTTAGACCCTTCTTCACCTACCAGATAATTAACCATCTCTGATTTACTCTGAAAGGCTGGAATGTCTAGGGTAGTTTCTGAACCCTCTTTACCAAATTTCACTGAAGTCGTCGAACCGCCACCCGCTGGGGTAGTAGTCGGCGTCTTTTTACCGCTGCCTTCCATTTTTGGAAAGTAGCCGCCTGTAGTTACGCTATCTACGATGTCGAACAGCCCTAAGTCGTTCATTTGTTTGTCCTTCAAAGGGTCGCCGTCTTTGTCTTTTATGACGGGTTTTCTAGTCGTCGGATCTACCGAAAGCTGAACAGGTGCGCCGTCGTATTCGTATGCTTTGATATCGTTTACGATTAATCGAGCCTGTTTGTCTAGTATAGATTTGGACTTAGGTAGCACAAACTTATTTTTAGCATCTGATAGATAGCTAACTGTTTCTGCTATTAAGACGTCATCTACTCTAGCGTCTATTTCAGCTTTCAACGCCGTAGCGTGATTAGATTTCAGGGTCTTGATTTCCTTCTTATGATCCCTAACGAGTTTCTTATGTGTCTCGCTGTTCTCGTAGTCAGGAGCGGCAGCACCGCCACCACCTTTAGCCGTCTTGGTAAGTGCTTCTTTGACCTTATCTAAAAGATCTTCATTCAGCTTACCTTCTACGCCTAATGTGGTTTTAATCTTACCTTCTACCTCAGTGTATGCGTCCTTCAGTGCTTTACCTCTGGCTTGCTCTACTTTGGCTGAAGGTACTAACCCTTCAAACTTTGTGGTAAAGAGTGGATTAAGATAGCTTTCTATCTCTTTTCCAGACTTAAAATCATCTCCTGATTTGAGTGAAGATGTCAACTCCGACGGGTCTAGTTTGAGTGTACCCGCAATCACTCCGATTAATGCCGTTATAGCATCCATTTTACTTGTGGTTTAAATTTCAAAAAATAACACTGACTACCTATGTAATCAGCTTGTATACTTGACTGTTTCTTACAGTAAGTCTTCGTCTTCCGCTTCTGTCAGTACCGCCCTCATCGCGGTAACCGCTTCAACTGCTTTGGTCGCTGCTTCTTTGGCCTTCACTGCGCCACCTGCTGCGGCTGCTATGTCGGCCTTATCTGCTGCTTCCTGTGCTGTAGATAATAGCTCTTTCGCCTTATCTGTATCTTCAGCGTCGATAGCTTTTTTGACCTCTTCCAGAGTGTCTAAAGCTGTCTTGGCTGATTCTTTGGCCTCTGCATTTTTAGCAGCTTTTTCGGCCTTCTTTAACGGCTGTGTGGAAGCGATAACCTTTAACTGATCTTTGTCTAGTTCGGCTATTTCAGCTTCGCTAAGAATAGTTAAACGTGTGTGGTTCTTCCAGTAGTCGAAGTCCTTCTGGGACATCTTATCTACTTTGCCGTCTGCGAATCTTACTGTTAACATCAGTGTGATTTAGGTTTACAGTAAGTCTTCGTCTTCTTCGCCCGCGCCTTCCATCGCTTCCGCGTATGCAGTTGCTACGTCGGTCGCTGCTTGGGTCGCTGCTTCTGCGGCTTCCTTGGCTTTCTTCGCGCCGCCCGCTGTCGCTGCTTCGGTCGCTTCCTGTGCGGCCTTCTCTGCTGCTTCTACGAACTCTTTAGCTGCGTCATATTCTTCGGCTTCTATGAAACCCTGCGCGCTGCTAACGGCGTCCTGTGCTGACTTGGCAAAGGTTTTGGCTTCTGCGTTCTTGGCGGCCTTCTCTGATCGACTCAAAGGCTTAGTACTGTCTAATACGCTTTGTGCGTCTTCGCTTACCTCTTCAGTAGGTTCCCAGCCCCCGTTCGGGTGCTTCTTACCGTCGATGATTACGGGGTCCAGTGCTTTAACTACCCACTCTTCGAGGGGCTTAACTTCGCCAGTGCTTCGATTTTTATATGTCTTAGGCATCTCGTGTGCGTGTTTATAGATTAATTAATGTGGTTTGCTTAGTCTAGTTGAAGACTTTGAAAGGTGACGCGTCGTCTGGCGGGCTTACAAGCTCGTACCACACCCACTTCATCTTCCACACTTTGACGGCCTCGTTACCTCTTGGGTATTCAGGTTCACAGTGAGTAAGCACCATTTCGATACCTTGCTGACCGCCTAGGATACGGCCCTGTCTTGTGATAGGCCAAAGGAAAGCTCTTTTACCGCGCTGCCATTTACGTAGTAAGTTATCCTCTAATGACTTAGGCACTACAGCCATATCGAAATTAAAGGTTCTCTCTTTTGGTATTTGGTGCGGTATACCGTTCGCAACTACTACGGACTCTGGGGCTAATGGGATATCTCCCATACCTTTTAACTCCCGTATTTTATCTGCTGCTGCATTGTCTATTAGACCAGTCCATGAAGCCAAAACGGAAACGTCAGCGGTAGGCTTAACAGCCGCCGCCCCGTCAGTACCGATATGAGATATGAGGAATTTACGAATTTCTGATAGCTGTACGGTTGCACAGTTGTCTACGGTTGCGTCGCCTAATGCCTGATTACAGGTTAAGTCTTCAGGCGGTTTGTCATATAACTGGAACATTCTGCTAGAATTTATTTGGTGTAAAAATAATACAAATTATAAAAAGTTATCATATGTTTTGGGTATTAATTTTATTATACCCTCTCGATTACCGTGTGATCGAGTGAATAGCCGTAACACATTGCAAGGGCCGAACGTAGGTACGCATCCTTCCAGAGACCGTTAGGCCACCAATATTTATAAGGTGTCGCAGGTCTTGTACTGGCGTTCATTATCGTAGGTGGTATCCTCGCGAAGCTGTGTATCTTTCCGCGTAGTTCGTTGATATCATCTGACTTCGGGTAAGGTATATGACCTACCCCGAACAGGTGGCCCAGTTCATGGGTCATGGTAGTTCTAAAAGCAGTACCCCACTCTTGGCGTATAACCTGATCTGCTGTAGGGTATCCGTATATATGCGGGTCTTCATCCAGTACAAAATATCTACTAGAATTAAAGGCTATGACCAAGCCTGAATTTGTCGTTTCGCCTATACGCGTTCGGTATTCGCCGAAGCCGTTAGCATTACGAGAAACCAGCGGTATAGGTATGAATATTATATTAATGTCGCCCGCTCTGTAGTTCTCTTCGCCTACTGCTATACGGTCTTCATCGTAATGCGTTATGCTTCTGGGCTGTCTCTCGTATCCGTTTGAGTATAGGCGCAGATTTAATTTTAGACCTTTTACATCGTGTTCGAGTAAGGCTTTATACTCGTAAAATGCAAGCTGGAAAGTACGGTGTACGTCGGCTACTGTTAGCCTCGCTTTGGTATCCAGTTCGATATCCTTGACGCGGTGCGCTATGGTCTTCGTTTGGCCGTCGATTATATACGAAGCTGGGAAGATGGATTTAGGCGCAGGTAGCGAGTAGGATATATTTACTTCTTCATGGGTACTAGTACCATTTTTCAAACGGTCTATAGCTTCCTGAAGTACTACCATTTTTTGCCCTGTTAGTTTCAGGTGTCCGTTAGTAGTTGCCTTCTCAAAAGAGGGTATCATTTTACGGTTCATAATCTATGGGTCTTTTTGTTTCGTTAATAGGTGGTACGTCTGAAGTATCAATAGGCGGTGCAGTACCGCCGCTTATTTTCGATATCAGGAACTTACGAATTTCACCTGTAATGTTAGTACCTGTCACTTCGCCTATGTTTTCCAGATTAGATAGGAACTCCGTAGCGCATATGTAAAACGCTACAACGTAGGTGACTTGAGGTATGCCGAAAACATACTGCATACCTTGTGCAGATACTACAGCTATCGCGTAAAGACTGAATTTTACAATAGTCCTACGTAGCCCCCAGCTTCGTATTTCTTCACCTCTGTGTCTTGCTGAAGACAGCCCAGTTAGAAGGTCTGCTATGACCAGTGCTAATAGCAGTATCAGAAAGGGTCTGACCTCTATGATTTGTTCCAATATGGCCCCGCCTATAAAGCTGATAACCAGCATTGTAAAACCTAACTTCATTACGCTAAATCTTGGAATTTCTAAAACTATCATGAAGGTACGTATTATAAATATCTATAATATGTCTAGTTGTCTAATTGTTTCCACGTCGAGCCGTTACACCCGTAAAAATGTCCGCTACTGTATTTAATATCGCCTTCCTGTGAATTGTTGCAAGTCCCTAGCGATTGGTTAAACAGGTCTAGTTTAGTACCTCTTACATAAGAGCTTCCTATGATCGCACCTGATACAAATATGTTACTGTCAAAATCTACTGTGCTGGCAAAATCCCAGAAGCCGTAAAACTTACCTGTGCTACTGTTGAAGTCTATACGGGTACTACCTGCTCCGAGTATCTCCCTAGTACCCATGTTCAAATTTTGGGTAGCTGTATGGTTTCCTAAGTTGTCGCCCGCTCCCGCTGGTCCTTGTGGGCCTTCTGGACCTTCTGGGCCGACTGGTCCCTGTGCTCCTGTGGCTCCTGTAGCACCTGTGTTACCCTGCGGTCCTGTGTTACCTTGCGGCCCCTGTGATCCTGTCGCACCTTTTATGTTTCCTTGGGACACCCAACCAGAACTAAACTTACGGAATACGTCGCCGTTACTAGTGTTCAAATACATGTCGGTTATGGTCCCTATTCCGCTCGAAGGATTACCCCCGCCAGAGTGCCACACTGAAGATATACCGTCTGTTCCATTGGTCCCGTTTTGTCCCGCTGGTCCCTGCGCTCCCGTTGCACCTGTCGGCCCCGCTGGTCCTTCTGGTCCTTGTACGCCATTACTCCCAGATATGACCGAACCTATCCAGATACCGCCTGTGTGGGCGTACAACCTTTCTACACCGCTACAGGTCTGGACATATGCGTAGCTGGTATTAGAAAAATTGGTATTACAATTACCCGTAAGTCGAACCACTTTTGAGGGCGCACCGTTGGCCCCTGCTGCACCGTTGGCCCCTGCTGGTCCTTCTGGTCCTTCTGGTCCTGTCGCGCCGTCTGCACCGTCGGCCCCCGCTGGCCCCTGCGACCCTGTTGCACCTGTATTTCCTTGCGGCCCTTGTGATCCTTGCGGCCCTTGTGATCCTTGCGGCCCTTGTGATCCTGTTGCACCTGTCGCGCCCTGCGGTCCCGCTGGTCCTTGTATCGGTCCCAGATCGAGCCAAGTACTACCGTTACAATACCAGATATTACCCGCCACTTCATACGCGTCGGTTTCAGTACTGGCGTTACATGTCGGTAGATCATTGGTACTTGCTAAGTTGTCGATGATAGTGAAGCTCGTACCGTCTTGGCCCTGCGGCCCTTCTGGTCCTGTCGGACCTTGTATACCTTGTGCGCCCTGTGCGCCCGTATTGCCTTGCGGCCCTTCTGGTCCTTCTGGCCCCGTCGGTCCTGTCGAACCTGTGTTACCTTGCGCGCCTTGTGGCCCTGTGTCGCCTTGTAGTCCTTGCGGGCCTGTTGGTCCTGTGATGTCGCTCGTGTTGAACGTAGACCCGTCTGACAAAGTTACCGTAAGCGTCCCGTTTGTGTTGTGAGTTACAGCGGTTATACTTACCCCGTCTGTACCGTCTGTACCGTCCACGCCGTCGGCCCCGTCTTGTCCCGCTGGTCCTTGCGGCCCCGTAAAAGTCCCGTCGTCTATAAAGTTGAATATGTCTTGAACGTTAGACCCCGCACCATCCAAATTATTATCGTGACTTGAATTATCTACAGTCACTTCGGCGGCTGTCTGATCGTCAGAAGCCAAGGCCGACAAATCGACGGTTAGTGTGTTCCCGTCTTCGATAGTTATAGTCAGTATGTTGTTATTGAAACTGAAGTTTGTAAGTAGTTGATCGTCTTGAGTGTCCAAGGACGATAAATTTACAGTCTGTGTACCGCCGTCCTCAAGTGTCAATGTCAAATCGTTACCCACCAAATCGAATAACGTTATTTGTTGGTTATCGTCGCTTGAAATTTGCGACAGATCTGCACAGCTACCATTAGTTAAACAGAGTTGATTACCGTTCAAACTTAGAACCTGAGAACCGCCGTTAAAAGTGGCTGAAGGGACAGAGCCTAAGACCTGTACTACCGTTCTATCTATTCTGTTATGATAGGTGAAAGTACTAGAGTCAAGATCTTGTAAAAGCCTAATCAGCGTATCTAATTTAGTGGCTGTATACCTACCGTCTATATGAGTTCCCGAAACGGGGGCCATATTAGCTTCTGGCGGGTATTCAAATTGCTTTAACTCCACTTGTGAAATAGCGGCGTTCTGCCAGACGAATAGCAGAAACACCGCTAAAATCCCATGAACAAGATATTTCATAATTCTAATCGTTTAGGTACTTAAAAATTCGTTTTGCAATATCGCTTTTTCGGCCTTTAGATTCTAACCCTAGTTCAATCGCGACTCTTCTAATTTCGCCCGTAGTTCGGTAAGTGTTAGATACCTCTTTGTAATCTTTATAATTCCTGTCTTGAAGTATTCTTTTAAGAGCTTCAGAATTAGATATGGGTTTGGTGTCGGGTAGTTCGTCAGCTTCAAATGTCTTAGTTATCGTAGACTTGAAACCTTTGGACTTTTTTCTAGTCTTTTTAATTAATCGTTGTTCGTCTCGTTTTTGCTTAATTAGAGGTAGTTTCTTCTTTTGCAGTCTCTTAATTTTCCTGTCTAAACTGGCTACCGTTTGGTCTAAACTTTCGATTATATTTAACCGCGTTAGTATAGACAAACTGTCTACAGATATAGTATCTAATAGTTCGCGCTGTTCTACTTCCGCAAAACCGAAACTATCTACAGATATAGTATCGAACGCAAAACCGTTAGATACGACTAATCCAGTTTTAGAAACTTCTATACCGCTGACAACTATACTAGTGTCAGTTTCTAAATTTTGGGCCGACATAGACAGTGCGGCAAATAGCATAATTATAAAGGTGTAATTTTTCATGTTCTTTTAATTGTTAATATGGGTCAAAAGATGTGTATAAATATTGTATTCTTTGCTGTGCGTTTGATACTATGTCTGGGTTACTTACGTTTCCTGTTCTCCATCTCGAAGAACTAGAACCTACCTGTTTGTCATATCTTCTAACATTTGAAGGGTAGTACACTGAGTGATACCCAAAACCGTTATGCGCTGAAGCCTCTTTTATAACAGCGTATACCGTATTTTCAAATAGCCCAGATTTAGTTATGGTGTTTCCGTAAGGCTGCATATTTGTAAAACTACCACCTTGTCGAATTATGAAGTTATAAGACCCTGAAGTATTAGAATTGTAATTAAATCTAATTGCAAAATACCAGCGGTTAACCCCTGAAGGCGTAACGGCGTTACTGTTAGCGTAAGTCTTATTACCTGTAAAATCTGCATGTCCTCCCCCTGAAGGCCACCGACCCCCTGCGCTAGATTCTTGCCAAGCTGTTAAAGCGTCCCATTCTGCCTGTGTTATCTCTACCCAAGTGTTATTAGCCGCTGCGTCGTAGGTTGCACCCGAAGTAGTTAGAAAGCTGCGAACTGTCGCCGTGCTTCCGCTACTTAGTACCATATTCTGAGCACCTAAGACGCAGGAACAAATTAGAAGCGTTGATATTATAATTATTCGCATGATATTGTAGCACTGAGTCCCTGATGCCCTCCAGCGACGGTTATGTTAAAATCCACTATGTCGTTAGTGGCTAATGTAAAATCTGTATGGTTCCAAACTGTAACGGTTCCCGCCGCTCCTGTAGAAGTGGACGTACCTACTGGCGTCTGATTATGTCTAATTTGAAAAGTACTATTTCCTGTTCCTGACGCTTTCATGTGTCTGGCTTCTTTGCATACCAGCCCGTCGTATTCTGGCGGTACTATAAAGTACGCTTCGCTAGATCCTGTCTGCGGGTCTGCTGATCTGGCTACTATTTGTATGGCTATAGTTCTGGGTACTTTCAAACCGCTTATGTCTACCGTTGGCGTCGGGTCGCCCGTTAGACTTAATTCACCTGTAGCTGCATTAAAAGTTAAATCCTGTTCGTCTGCTCCTATAGAATTTATATCAACTTCTATCATATCGCCGTCTGCTTCTATGCCCATTACGTAAGCGGCGGTTCCTGCAAATAGCCCAGTTCCGTAATCTGTAAAACTAGCTGAACCGTTTGAAAGAAATTTAAAACTGGCGGTGCTCTGATTATTAACTCTAAATTCAATGCCTCGTCCAGCACCCCCCGCTAAATAGCCGTTCGGGCTTGCGTAACCAAATCTAAATCTATTACCTCCAAATGTTATATGTTGGTCTGCTTGTGATCCGTTTCCAAATTCCGCAACTTTTCCCGTTCCATAGACATGCAGTTTAGAGCTTGGACCCGCTGTACCTATACCCACGTTACCCGCACTAGTTATTCGCATTCTTTCTAAAGGGGACGTCCCTGTAGATGTTGTAAATCTTACATAACTGGGCCAATTACCCCGACTCATGACATGTAAATTTCCTGCGGGATCTGACATCATTTGAGCTTGTACAATGGGGGTGTTTATACTCGTGGCGGGGTTAGCATATCCGAAGCGCATCCGAGGTGTGGACACGTCGCCTAAATCTATATAAGCCTGTGAAGCTGTGGACGCTCTAACTTCCAAATTAGATTGGGGGTTATCGGTCCCTATTCCTATATTTCCATTTTTAAAATATATGTTGGTGTCATCCACTATGTCGCCGTCCGCTTCGTCGGCTGCTAAGAGTACCGCGTGTGTGCCGCTCGTGCTAAATGTTTCACTGCCGTAGGCGTTTAATCTTAAAGCCCCGTTCGGTGTTATCTTCATCGCTTCAGATAGATTGTTTTGACCAAATCCGTCATTAACTTCAAATATTAAATCGCCTCCCCAAGTTGTCGTAGCACTGTACCGCGAAGATATACGCCCTATTTGCCAATTAGCGTGCGCACCTGTCCAGACTTGTGCAAAATTTATAGAAGGTCCAGTGTTCCTAAGAGTCGTGCCGCCCGCTACGGTTAGTATGTTATGTGGGTCTGATCCTGTCTGTTTTTCAAATACTGTTAATTTAGAAACGGGCGCGGTTATTCCTATACCTACGTCACCTGTACCGTCTTCTATCATCATTTTGGGTAAGGTTCCATTTGCAGAATTATCAAAATAAATATCTCCTATACTGCCTATGTGTAGATCTGGACCAACGGTATTATTTAAACCTATACCCGCACGTATACCGCCGCTATTTCTAAAAGCTAAAAACGGGGTATGACTATCGCTAGATGCATTGTTATACAAGTACAAAGGGGATAGCGAAGTATTATCATTTCTAAAAACAGAAAATCCCGAAACGCTAAAACGTTCGGAACTAGATTGTAAATCTGTCGTCGTTCCTATTCTAAATGCTCCCGAACTTATATCAAAAGCCACGTTATTTGAACCTTGATTTATGAGTCGATGTCCTGTCAATGTCCCGTCTGCGGTATAGATATTGTCGCTGCTACCTAACAAACTAGATATGTCTACCCCCGCACCTGTGGAACTGGTTATAGTGTTTCCACTTATCCCCAAATCGGTCGGCGGGTGAACTACGCTATTTATCGCGTTTGTAATTGCATTGTTCACGGCGACAGTATCCCAGTAGAAAGGTGCGCCGCTTGGTAGTTGGTACTTGACGTATACTTTTATAGTATCTGGCGTCTGTGCGGTACTACTCAACGCCACAAGCGCGAACAATATCGTTATCAAGTGTTTCATAAAAAGTGATTTGATTGTTATTAATTGTTATGTGTTGGGTATGCGTTCTTACAGGCTCATCGAAAGCCCCTACGCCTTGTATTTGTACGCTGTGTATATTCTGCAAAGTTGAAAAAGTGTGACTGTTACTATTCACTGTTGCTTCTAAACATATTTCGTCTGATTGTTTCAGTATAGAAAGGTCTATAACTTGCCCGCCGTCCTCTAACGTAAGTTGAAAAGTGGAAGGGTCAAAAGTCAATAGCTGATCGTCTGTACCTGCGCCCGCCGCGAAAGGGAAAGCGGTAATAGTGCTGTCCAGTATATATTCAAATACTACGCCGTCGCCCTGTTGCACTTCGGGACCGTCAGCCCTGTACTTATTACTCGCTATTTTCACAAAGTCGATAGGGTCCGTTTCGTTGTTCGGGTCGTTATCTGCGTCATCTACTAGGTCGTCATTCCAGTTTGCTATATCTGTATTCGTTATAGTGCTGGCGGGGTCACTGTTATAGTCTGGGTCTGTCTCTGGAACCGATATATTAACCGACAAACTACCGCCGTCTTCGAGCACTAAAGTTAGTATACCGTTGACCAAGGTAAAATCTTCTAACTGTTGGTCGTCGGTGTTGTCCAGATAGGGGGTCAAATCGACAGCGGGGCCACTCGAACCGACGATATTGAGGTCATTACCGATCAACTGTAACCGCTCTTCAAGGGTAGACAAAGATACAGACTGAGTACCGCCGTCTTCGAGGGTTAATGTTAGCTGCTGGGTCGCTGGATCGAATGAAAAATTAGTAATCTGCTGGTCATCCGATACCCCCGCAGCCGATAGCGCACTGGAAAGTAGATAATACTGCGGTTCACCTGTCGCGTCAGGTGTATACACGACGTAACCCTGTCCGTTTCCAGTGCCAAAATTGGCCCACTCTAAAGACTCTAAAGGCTGTGCGCCTCTTTGTGCCTGTACTACTGTAAAGCATAGCGCACATAGCGCGAATATGCCTATAAATCTTCTGTAAAATGTACTGTTACTACGTCCCATGTTCCGATAGCTTTATGTATGGTGATTGTATTAGCTGCGTTGTCTATTTCATACTCTGTAATGTGACTCACTGGGTCCGCTGGGTACAAATAATTCTGATTATAGTGTACCTGTATGCGCTCCATGATCGCTTCTGTTATCTCTTGAGGCGTTCCAGTGAATTGGCTTATATCTGGTAAGGTTCCTTTAGTGACTGTCAAGACTGTGGCCCCTGCGTCAGTGGCATTATTGAACATCTGGTAGCGGGCGCGGTTGTCTAGTATCACATTCACAGGGTTGATGATCTCTACGCGTGTGTGGGTGATGAATAAACGCGGTTCGCTGGTCGCTTGACACCCGCCGATAGTGGCCTTGAAGAAGTACATACCCGACCGTGTGGGTGTGATGTTCTGGGTGGTGGCTATCTCTGTGATAGTGTTGTTTTCGTCAACGTATTGCCAGCTAAATGTCGTGGTTCCTGTAGGCGCGTTGTTTACTATACCTTGGAACTCGCTACCGACTTGGTTTATCTGGGTCGAATGTAGACACGCTGTACCGCCCGCAGACAAGAACACCGCTTTAGTCTTGACACAGCCGCCCGCTGTCGCCTCTATGGTGTACACCCCGCTTTCTGTGGGCGTGTATGGTAAGCCTGTAGCTACTTCCGTATCGTCACTGTCTAACACTCGTGCGGTCACAGTTTGCCCGCTTGGTATATTCTCGTAATTCGCATTCAGGGTAGAGCCTTCTATCTGTTCGATGATCCTGAATATGTTACACTCGTTTACATATGTGTAGGTAGCCGACTTTTCCAGACATGTATCCATCTTAACGCGAAGCTGCCAGACGGCGTTCTGGTTAGGTGCTGTGACCGTGTTAGCTGAAGAGAAAAAGACCCCGTCTTTATACCACTTGGTCGTATACGATTCAGCGGGTGTTCCTGATACTGCGGCTGACAACTGAGGTAGATTACTGCTATCTATACTTACTGCCAAATTCGGACAGGCTGCGTCAGTGCTGCTACCGCCGCCGTTACCTTCATCGCCGTCGTCTGTGAACTCTGGACACTCGCAGTTAGGTATTTCATCGACGCCCTGTATTTGGAAACTGAGCACCGCCGTAAATGTACGCCCTGTCGGTTGCCCGCCTTCCACTTTAAAAGTGTTCGGCTGGACTTGGTAGACCGTACCGAAAGCGTAGATACTGATACTGTCGAACTGACGTATATGGTCCAGCCGTTCGTATAGATCCCTAGACGCCAGTACTTCAGTTCGCCACACTGTGCGGACGTGGCTACTGGTCACGTTAAGTGTACCGTTAGATAGCTCCGTACCTTTCTGGTTTCCTTCTACACCTGCGGGTACTATTCGGGCGTCTGGTATTAGTAGACTGTTAATATGGGTACTAGTACCAGTTAACACCGATTTACAAGTGTGACTATACCTAACGACTACGTCATGGGTACAGGTCACAGCGAATACAGGGCTATAGAATATGTCTTGACCAAATGACACCTTGTAATAGTATATGCCTTTGGCGGTGTTCGTGTTCTCTGTGACCTTGTTTATTTTATAGGTCGATCCGTTGAACTGTAGCGTTTCTTGATTAGCCGTAACGGTGGCTTCTACCCCTGTGTGATAGTTGACCAGCTTAACGGTCGCGTCTGCTATGCTGCCTTCAGTGACCGCCTCGAAAGCTGGCGCACCGCTGAAGAACCACGTAGGCCCGTCTGTGTACATCCTTCTGATATATGATAGGTTCGTCTTATACAGAGGAAGCAACCGAATACCCGATATATTAGAAGTAATCATAATACGAAGTTATTAAAATTTAAGGCCGATTTCTAAATGTTCTGAAGGTAATGTGTATTCTGAGTCGTCAACTTCAGACCATCCGTAATGAGCTTTCACCAAATCGTCTTCACTGTAGTCGTCAAAAAATTGCTCTTTACAGACCTTTACTGTCATCTTGGTTTGTTTCCTAATCGCTACTACGCTTTCAAACTCTGTAGATACTCCATTGACCAGACCCATAGGCTGGGGCCGATCCCAAAGCCATAGATTAGCAACGATGTTAGACCAAGCCAGCGGCCCATTAACTATATTTTCACCTGTTATTGATCCTTGGGTGACAGCTATGACACCGTCTACTACAGAGGCAAACACTATGGTATCTTTCTGCTTGTCCAGATCTTCTATAAGGTCTTCATTTTGATACAGGAAGCCTATGTTAGATACGGTGTTTGGTGCGGTCACTGTCCTTTCGTTGTTCTTCCCGTCGTCACTACAGAGTGCGTCATACTCTATGTAGGCTTCGTCAAAATCCTTGGACCCTGTAGTATACTTTTCGGCGAACCTCTCAAACCTTGGCGAATCTGCCTTGTCGTGGGTGTACTGTCTCTTACCCTTTACCAGCTTATAGTCTGTTAATAGGTTTAGGTGTCGGTTTCTCTTTTTAAAACTGACGTGTTCTATCCTCAATACGTTGTCATCTGACGCCACTATTTCGACATTGAACTTTCTAAGGTTGCTAAAGAACTGTTCAAAGGACATCTCTAAACGGGTGGCGTTAGTAGAGGCGTTCGCGTTGATGATATCTGAAGCCTGATACAATAGTAGGTCGTGTAGGAAGTCTGCGGCATATGCATAGGCTTTATTTGCAGGGGCCGTACCGTCAGGGCTGATACCAAAGAAGTCACTTTTTATAGTGAGGCCGCAGCCTTGGGCGTACACCTGTAGAGCACTGAGAAGAGACACCCCGTTATCTATCTCTATGTTCTCCTGTCCTTGGGCGAATCCTAGTATAGTGTACTTCTCGTGAAAGCTAAATATGTCGGGTATATCCTCTTCTATAAAATCCTGTGCGTCTCTGCCTATATCAACTTCTACGGTCCCTTCTACCCCCGTCGAGGACGCCGCTACAGGTCTGGCGAAACCACCCTGTACGGCTATCCAGTTGCCAGCGGGTGCGGTTGTACCTGCTACGAACTGACGGGCGTATGTTGTCCTGACATAATCCATGACCTCGTAGAAGCGGGTCCGCTTGCCGTCTATCTCTTGGATACCGTCGTACAGTGCTGCAAATATGACCTTCTCTGATATCACCCACCCTTCACTAGTCATGTTTGGGTCGCATTCAGCTATAGGTAAGTCGTCTTGTGTGAAACGTCTACCGCCCATTCGGGCGTCACACTGTCTAAATTGTATCTCTGCGCCTTCCGCTAAGAAGCGTAATACCCGTCTGTCCTCTTCCAGCGTATCGGTAAGTAAGTCCCTCTTAGTTTTGGCCTTGTCCAGTAGACATTTTTTACCATGTATCAGTCTTGGTTCCAGCTTCACAGTACAGGCGTCGTCATCCCAGTCGCCAGCCCGTACAGGCAGTTCGTACGTCTGTCGAAGATCCGTAGTACCGTCATGGTTCTTGGTAGATACCTTCATTAGAATTTGGACACATGCCGTGCGGTCCTGTTCGTATACTTTTAGCTTATCGAAGGTGCGGTTACTATCATTAAAAAAGGTCACTTCGGACAGCTTACGAAGAGTAAAACCGTAGTCCCTGTCTGTTTCCTTCTTCCACTTCAGTTGTGTATTACCCAGAGTGGCTACGTGCGTACCTTCTGGTAACACTAATTCTATTTTTATCTGATCGTTTAAGTAAGCCATTTTATCTATGCTGCTAATAATAGTTCTGCCAGATCTGGGCGTAAGCGTATCGCCAATTCGTCTGATATGAAACTAGGATGATGTCTACAATTATGACCGCCCATATCGCGCAGAGGGTCATAGTCTTTGTTTTTGCCCTTCCAGTTTAACAGCTTCCACGCTTCGGCCTCATCGGTAGTATAGACCTTGCCGTTACGCTCCAAACAGAACGGGCGCGATGTCTGTATTAAGCCGCCTTCGTAGATGAAAGCTCGTAGCCCCAGTTCGTCGGCGTAGGTGGTCTGGGTGGTCCTGTCGAACTGGGCGTAAGCGTCATTAGCGTTGGTCTTAAAATGGTGCTTTATTGATCTTGCGCCGTTGTCAAAAGCTGCGTCCTTTATCTGCTTCTTAAATTCACCTAAAGTGATACCCTGACTGACTGCTGATATACCTATTTCTTGGACCCGTGTAAAGGGGTCTTTTAGTTCGCCCAACTTCTGGACCCAGCCGCCCTTCAGTATGTCTATACCTTTATCACTTTCACGTAATCCGTACCGTGCTAATAGTTGGCGTTTGACCTGCTCCTGTAGACCGCCTGATACGAAGGCGATACCTGCGAAGTAGGACTGGTTAGCTTGTATGAGACCAGCAAAGCCGCGCGCTACATCCTTGGATATAGCGGCCCCCTGTATTCGCGTGAACTGGTTAGACAGCTTTTCTATTTTATTGACCCTTGCGTAGTTGGCTGTAGTGCCCTTCTCTACCGCCCCGTCTACTAGGTTTAATTCTGAGGTATAGAAGTCGCGCACGGCTTCATTAAATTCGTGTTCCAGCCGACGTATCGCCGCCCGTAGCTGCTTATCCAAATCGTTGATAAGCTGCGCGCGTATCGCACTGTGATCTATCATAGGTTACAGTAGGTCGTCTTCCTCTTCTTCCTCAATAGGTGGTACACTGGCGAAAGGTACAGTAGTCACGACCTCTTCAAATTGGTAGCGCGTCTTGACTGTCTCTAATGCCGTATCGAAGGCCGCCAACATCTTCGGTTTTTCCAGTAGGAACCACTTACCCTTCGTCTTCTTATTGCCGTCAAGCTCGTACAGGATATCGTCGAAGTATAGTAAGGCTAAACGCTTCGGGTGCTTCGGATCTAACAACGTGAACAGGGCTATACGCTCACTCTCTGTAGCATCATTAAACGGTCTCAGTGATTTGATAGCCCGTATGTATGCTATGCGCTCTGGATTGTCTGCGTTTTGCTTGGCTAATATGTCTTGGTCAATCAGATCTAGGCCCATTGGATCTGTGCCCGCTTCCTTCGCCAGCTTACGCCTCATGTATAGTTCGTCCTGTGTCTCAAGGTTGAAGCTGGACGGGTATTTTATGGACCCCTCGAAGCCTTCCGAAAGTTCCATATATGCCGCGATGCATTTAAGTTGAAACTCTTTAGTACGGGCCTTGTGTGACGCGTAAGCATACAGCGCATTATCGACGCTCTTGTTATTCTGTATGACCTCAGTAGCCGTAGCCGCTGTCAGTTCGGCGCGCTTGAATATGTTCGTATTGAATATGGCTAATGCGACATCGCGGGCGGCTGTGTCTGCGCTCTTCTCGTGCATCTCTATGATGTGCTGCGGTATCATGATATATTGGTGCAGCTTGGACGCGTCGATAATCTGTATTTCGCCGTCTTCCAGAGGTAGTTCTATGGTGACTACATCCATTTCGGATTTATGGATAGGCATTTTTCCAGTGCCTTTACACTTAGGACATTCGCCCCCAGCAACCGTACCGCCGATACAACGTTGGTGGTTCTCTGGCTCCACGTAGTTACAAGTAGGTATGTATGATATCTGTTTGGCGATACCGTGTACCGCTAGGTGTATGTCGTATGCGCTCTTCTTCTGGTACAGTTCTATAAATCGTTCCTTGGCAGGTAGATAGTACGACTCTAATACCTCGTGCTCGTGCTCGAAGGACTTGACCCACCCTAATTGTTTGGCAGGTACGAACCCTAGGCCGTGTTCAAAGCGAGACAAGTAGTAACCCTGCTTACTGTTCTTGATACCCAGCATAGCTTCGGGCATGACTATACTACGGTGCTGTCCTTCCAGTACAAACCCTGCACCCTCTACAGGTTCCCATATCATCAGATTAGCTACAGGTCTGGACGGTAGGGCTACCAGTACAGCGTCTTCGTCAGGCGGCGGCCCGTGCTCTGCCTTGCGCAGTGTATAGGCGTAGTCCTTGGTCCATAGATGTTCTACTACTACGTCGCCGTCCTTATGCTGGAAGGCCACATAGTCTAACTCGTTCCACACGTATGACCAGTCGCGCAGCTTCTTACTCTTGATGATCGAGGGGTAAGCGTACGGCTGTTCTATCAGCGGGTCATACGGCTTGATATTGATAAGCTGAAAAGCGTTAGGGTCCATACCTGAATAGACCAGTAGGTGGTCGTCGTTGAACTTGTCCATATGCTCTTCGCCGTAAAAGCATTTTTCACGTACCCTAATCAGTGACAAGGCGTCAGGGTCTTCGTGGTTAATCATCTCCTTTATGGAGTCACAGCGGTCTACTTCCCTGTATGTCGTTTTGATCTTTTCAGAGACATAGCGGACGGTCGTATTATTGACCCGCTTACGTAGTTTCTTTTGCTTGTCGGTTTCCTTCTCTCGTATCTGTATCTTCAGTTCGTGGACCCCCTTACCCGTCGTCATGGCTGTCCAGAACTTGGCTATATCACATATGGTCTTATATGCGGGGTTCCTCTTATCCGAACCTACCAGAGCCAGCCAATAAGAAAGCGTACCGTTTTCCTTTTTGAAGTCTTCTAATGTGTTCATAGTTGGAACATATTATGATTAATTTACATACAAAGCTAACGAAAAAAAGGGCGACCCGCGCCTATTCGGGTGCCCTAACTCAAACATTCAGCTTTGCATATGTCGTGCAAAGGTACTATAACTTAAATTGATAGTTCATATTCCAGCCTATGAAGTAGTCCTGTGCGTCGGATAAATGCCCGTGTTTCTCGAACTTAACGCCCTTCTCTGTAACCTTGGGTTTTGCCTTACCACCGTTCGGGTCGATCAGTACATTTTCGTAATCCTCTACCAGTAAAGGGCACTCGTTCGGGTCGATCAGATATAGTACTGGTAGTTCGTTCCCGAATAGCTTTTGAAATAGATCGAAACGGCCTATACGGTTGTTAGTGGTTAGGTGTCTTCGTGCGCTCTTGGCTATGCGCATGTTCCCAGCGTTGGCGTATCCTCGCATATGCTTTATGATGTTCTTCTTTAAGTCGCGGGCCTCTGCTATAACGGTCCGCTTGTTAGCCTCTGGGTCTCCGTAGATGAAGCACCCGTTAGCCTTAATGTGTCCTTCCCAGTCTCGTAAGATCGCGTCACATGTGGACTTTATCGTAGAGTAAGGCGGCTTCAGTGTGTATTCCTTGACAGCGTGTATTATGAGTAAGTCCAGTTCGGTATCGTACCACATGAGATTAACCACAGCCGACATATAGGGCACTACGTTGAAGTCGAAGGTAATGTGGGCTGGCAACTGTACCAGCTTACGAGGTCTACAATGTGTGCCCTTGGAGAACATGCCGTAGTACTCGAAGCCCGTTAGTACTTGCCCGAAGTTACCCCGTCCTTCTATCTCGAACCTGTCAGGGTGGTTACGCTTCATGTTCTGAAGGAACTTGATACGGTCGGCTGGACACCAAGGATTATCATCATAGTTGGCCTTGATGATATGCGCGTCATACATCTTCTTCACAAAGAAGTCCTCGTGTACAAACGCGCTCTTGTGGATAGGGTTAAAGGTCATAGAAAACTGTGGTACTATGCCTTTGTCGTTACGCATGGTTCCCGCTATAGATAGGAACTGGTCGCGGGTTAGACTGCGCTTACGGTTAATAGGTTCCTCGCTCCAAAAGTGGGTAATGTCTGGTACACTCATTAGGGCGTCTGCATCCTCGAAGGAACCGCCTAATAGATAGTTCCCTGTCTTCCTGTGGGTAATCTTCATGTCTGTGTCCCTCACCTTAAACTGCGCCCCTAGTGCTGGGTGTCGCTTCATGGTGTCTTGGAATAACTGGAACTGTGACTGTCGGGCGGCCTTCTGGGTCATCCTTGCAAAGACCCCCCTGTAGTAGTTCGGTCCTGTGCAGTAGACCAGTTGCCGTATCGCTTCCGTCCATGACTTCGCGCTGTACCTTGATCCGTATTTGATGTCGTACGGCTTCCTGTGGCTGAAGCTGGACGTAAACACTTCGGGTATACCTATGACGTTGTCATATTCCAGTCTGGGGTCATCCAGATTAAAGTCATTGACGGGAAGTATTAGAAATTCTGACATATGTTAAGACAAAAATAGCACCTTCCGAAGAAAGTGCTACTATCCCAAAAACAGTAAATGATTAAAAGCGATGATGAAACGCTACTACGAAGATATGTAGTTTATTTAACATGTGTCTTGTAACTCCACATTATGAAGTATGCTATCTATCTCTGCGTTACGGGTTTCCAGTTCTTCTATCTGGGCCTCGTTAGATAGTTTTTCTGACTCTAGTTCTTCTATCTCTTCCTCTGTCATGTCCGTGTTACGCAATTATCACAGCACCAGTTTACCGTCGTCCAGTGTAGCTTCCTAGTCCTTCCAGATCGGAAACACCAGTTACAGCGTGGCACTATATACGCCTGTCTGTATACGAAGTAAGCCAGTAGAAGACCTATGACGATGCCTATTATTATATACTTCATGCCTTCAGAATCTTGAACCCTGCGAGTTCTGTTACAGCTATTTCCTGTTTCTGCTTCATGCCTAATTGCATTGCCACTATGCCCGCGTTATACTCATCTATAATGGCGCGCTCCTGTTGATAGCTAAATATCTTGTCATCAATTTTCTCTATGGTCGTACTATACTTGCCCTCGTTTCTCCAAGTTCTAAAGGTCTTCGACGTTATCCCTGCATGAACACAAAAGGACTCAATCGACAGCGGTCTTTCCTTGTACATCTTGACCGTTAAACCTGCATCAGCCCCAGAACGCAACAGTTCTGTCTTAGGTATGGGATTTTCTTCTACCCACTCTTCATAACTTTCAAAGGCTTCCCACAATTCGGACTCATCTGTAAATGTCGCCTGTGCCATAACTTATATATTATTTTTTATCGTAATACGAAAATAAGAAATAAATTTGTCATATGAGTCTACGCGACGCGTCAAACAGATATAACAGTGGTTTAAAAAAAGTGCTCCAAGAGCGCACCCGTTTAGCTGTCAAGGCAGCACAGGACGCAACCGCCCTAGCTAAAACCCGTGTCATTAACAAGCGGGTAGACCACTTCGGTAATGAGTTCGGCGAATACGCTGATAGCACTTGGAAGAAGAAGGTAAAGAGTAATAAAGGTGGTAACCGTCGTATTAACTTCAGTGAGACTAACAGGATGTGGGCGACTACCTTACCAGTAGTGTACGCCGTCACTCCCGAACATATAGAAATACGGTCACGTCCTACTATAGCAGACAGGGCCGAAGTATTTGAATACCAAGAGGAACGCTTTGGCCCCTTACTACTACTTAACAAATTAGAAAAAGCCCTAATGACCGATATCTACGGGAAGGGTATATTAAAACTATTGAACATATGATAGCTTCAGAATTTGCCAACGCCATAGGCGATGATATATTGGCTCTGGAATGGGTACAACGTTACGGCGGCTTGACCTGCACCATAGAGAACAAGGAAGGGGTAATGGTCCCTGTGGCAGAAAACGTAAGCCCTGAAGAGTGCTACGACGTAAAGCACTATAAAACCATGATACCACACAGCGACGTAAAGGGTCTTGTATACCTCGAAGAAGCCAGTAACATAACAGGTGACTACGGCGATTACGGTATGGTAGACTTCGACCAGAAGCTACGCGTACTGTGTTGGTTGAACTATCCTAAGAATGGTTTCACCCATACGGTATTCACTCCATTTGAAACCGTCCTACGTATCATTCTGGCTACTAGGATCAACACGAATGGTATATCTATCAAGACCATCAGCGGGTTAAATATCTTCTCCAAAGAGGCCGCACGTAAGATGTTCCAGAAGTATAAATACAAGGTAGATGATACGGCCCTTTTGAATTGGCCCTACGGTGTGTTCGTCGCCGAATTTAATATGGCTGGGTTCGCTAACCCTGAATGCTTAGAAGTAAACGCGGGCGGTCCCGACATCGGATGTACGTAGAGATAATCATACTCGCTTGTCTGTGCTCCGTAGGGTGGGTTAATGGGATCTGTGGAAGTAAAGGCATACTTAAAAAACTACCCACAAAGCTAGACCCTGTTCTACCAGACATTCTTTTTATACCTTTGTTCCAGTGTTCGGCCTGTGGGTCATTTTGGTGGTCCTTACCGATACTGGCAGTTCACTATTTTTGTCCTCTGGGTGTGTACGCCTTTGTACCGTTCGCAGCCGTAGGCATAACCACAATCATCAGTAATGCAGTTACCACGATCAATTAAGACCCCAGAGGTCATACAAGACGGCGTACCTACCTTCGAGGTAGAAGGCACTACCTACTACATCAACGCGGGTAGTCTATCTTCAGAAAGGGCCGAAGAGTTCTTAAAGTTGGCCCCTCATTTGTCCGTATCAATGGAACTTCTGGACGTCCATAAACTCATAATGAACATCTATACGGATCTGTCCAACATCCAGAAACTAGGTGACGTAATCAACATCACTAACCGTGTCGGTAATATCCTAATGGAGACTAAAGACAAGTCAGCGGGTCAACTCGCAAAAGATCAGGTAGAGGTCGTGTATAGACTCTGTGCCCTCTTCTGTGTCAAGGCTGGCGAAGATACCACAGTGATAGACGACGGCTTAATGGAAGAGAAGATAGCCGCTTGGAAACGTGGGGTAGACTTCATCAGTTTTTTTTTACTTGCACGACAGCTATCGACCATGTTCAAGAGACCTTCAAAAACGGACTCCCCCAAAACGTAGAAAGTCTTGTACAGGGTGTCGTAGACAATCCGATACACGACATATACCCTTCGCTGTTCTTGTTCTCTAATCAACATCTAATGCCTACAGGTCGTAAGGACCACAGGGAAGGTATAGGTAGGGCGTTCAAACGTATGCGCCTGAAGATATCCACGCATCTACAGTTGACTCTTACCGACGTCAAGCGTATGAACTTTGAAGAGTTCCTATTTTACTACAAGGAAGCCGACCAGAAGGTGAAGGCTGAAGCACGTAAAAGACAAGGACGGTAAACAATAATAAACAAGATATACAATCCATTGTATACCCCTATCTTGTTGAGGGCTAAAGGGTTAGACCCCAGTAAACAAGATAAACAATAATAATACTAGAAAAAGTAATATAGTTAATAATACGTTTTACATAGGGGTATACCCTTATATAGATTCACTGGAATACACATATATAGAGTTTTCGTAATTTATTGTTTATTGTATATCTGATCTTATCTTAACGTATAACCCTTTGATCCTCAGTCACTTACACAGTAAACAATAGCCTAAAGTCATTGTATATTATTGTTTATCATAATATGTCTTTGCCATCTAATCACCTGTATACCAGACGTTTACGGGGTAAACAAAAACATTTTACTAAATTTCTGTGTTATTTATTTGGATATATGGAACTAGTACCTATATATTAGCGTCATAATTGGTTTTTCAGGTGGAAGCCTTTGATATAAAGTTATCGACGGCTTCCTATTTACCACAAATTCCCACATTCTACCACTTCAGCATATGAAACAGGACAAGCCTATAGGTCGTGTTATCCGACCGTCTGCGCCATTGATACAGTCATGGTTACATACACCGTTACCAGACGCAGAACTAGACGTACTATACCGCGAATCTCGTAAGAAGGCGTCTAACCTACTCATAAAGCACTACAGTCTATTAGATGATAGAAAGCGTAAGTACTTCCTGTACGAGATCATACTTAACGAGTGTGACCAGAACGACCCTTTACGCTGCATCGCTTACCCGCCTCTGAGTCATTACCAGCTAAAAGAATACCTCTATAAGTTTTACCTCGAAATGGCAGAGTGTCCAGCCTGTGACAATGAGACCGACGACAAGTACGCGCCTTGCTGTTCCTTGGATTGTTGGAACGCCACTTTTGAACCACAGGACAAAGCGACACCATGAAGATCGAAACCATGTTAACGGTTTTTACCGCCATCGCGATAATTGCAATTGTGCTAAACGTCATAAGTTTGATAATGATGCTTGTGGGCGACAGCGAAGAATCAGAACTACCAGACCACTACGACAGCTATTTAGAGAAAGAAGGTGATTGGTTCAGGGTAACTTTTTTCGATGAAAATTATAATATCACACTCACTAAAGAGATTAAGCACCAAGGCCGAAACCATAAATAATTATGAAACGGATTAGATTACCAGAAGACGCGCTTTTTAAAGAAGTAGATAATTTGAAACTAATGAACTATGCAGGTCATAGGGTCACAGTATATTACTACAGAGACAAACCAGACAGCAAAGACACTATGGTAGCTTCAGCGAGATATAAAACGCCTGAAGGTGAAGACCTTAGTTACAGTGTCAAGTATCAAAGTTTTGACGTCGAACAATGCGACCGCGCAACACAAGCCGCGTGTCGTGAAGTAGTAGAACACTACATGTCTGTAAAAGCACACGAGCAAGCACCCGCCCAGATATTACAATTACTGAACGACCCCAGAGTTATAGAGGATCTATTATACTGCGTCGATTATATTATAAAATCCTACCAACGATGAAGTGTAACTGGTCTATAGTATCCGTCTGCTTTGCCCTCTGGTTCATACCGTGTATAGGTAAAGTGGATCTACTCAAATTTAGAAAACCAGAACAGAACACAATACGGGCCAATACTAGCATGATGAACGCCTATCACCCGACACAGTATTACAGCGACTACGTACCGCGCCCGCAGTTGACATTTATAATGTCTAACGGCTGCGGCGACTCGCGTAATTTTCTAATCCACGAGTACCAGAACATTATAAACTATAACCCTGAAGACGAAACCAGCAGAGCTTTACGCGCCTTGTATGCACAACCCGAAACACAGAAAATGATACAACGCGTAGCCGATAGATTTTTAGATAACCAAATACGTGAATACATGAAAGACCTTGACCGCAGAGAACACCGTAGGCGCATAGCTAAGAACTTCATAAGAGTTCTACTTATAATCACAGCTTTCGCCTGTACGCTTATACCGCTTGCGTACTGGATCAATAACCCAGACGTTACGTACATGCGCGTATTTGTAAAATACTTTCACCTGTGGTTAGGTGCTGGCGCATCCATGAGCGCGGCCTTATTCCTATTCGATTAATAACATTACAATTATAATAAGATGCTTACTTTTAAAAATGCAAAGCGCGTAGAGTCAGAACTTAGTAAGGCTGTACGTATAGTTCAAGAAAGTTTCGAGAGGGACGAACAGAACAAGCCTATAGGGATTAAAAAAGATTTCGGACAATCTGATATGCATAACCTGTTTATGGTTCTTATTGACAGTAGGAATACAGCGGGTAACATAGTCAAGAACTTAGAACAATTATAATTTATGGATTACGCAAAAGCACCAAGTATAACCGTCAGACTAGCTAGAAGACAGTTACGTTTCTGGGGTAGCCCTCAAGCTATAGCAGACGGCGTTACCACAGGTCGCCTACTTAGACACGTACGCTATCCAGATAAACCGCGCCCACCTGTTAAGGTTATCAAGTCCGAACTATCACAAAGTACAAAGGAGACGATTAGAAAAATAGAAGAGTCCCGCGAAGCAGAGAAACAGCACAAGGCCGAAACTAGAAAGCAGTATGAATCTGCACGTATTAACTACGGTGGTCGCGGATCTTCTAAAGTGTTTAATCGTATTAAATCATTTTTCAAAAGACGCACACAATGAAACCAGTAGAATTTCCAGAAGTTAACGTACGGATAGCAGAGCATCAGGAAGAGTTCGTAACTTTACCAGCGTACGCAAATAGAAAAGAAGGTACTATTACTTTCTGTATGGAGTTAACCGAAGAAGAGAAAAAAGAGATACTAGGAAGCGGTCACGTATGGATACAGTTAGTGACCTATAATCAGCCCATGCAGCCTATAGCACTTTCCACATTGCGGGACGATCTTATACCCCCAGAAAGACCCAATTTATTAAACTATAAAAAATTCGGATAACATGATACTAGTAGTAGCAACACACGCGAAGTATGCCGAAACTTTTATAAGAGATTTGGCAGACGCTAAACCTCGACTGAAGTTAGGGCGATACACAGGCTGGAAGTACATATCTACAAGCCAGCAGCTTATCCATAGCATGGTAGGCAGCACGACTAAGAACCCTATCGAAGTTGTAATACTCAGAACACCTAACAACTTCTGGAAAGGTAGCGAGGCCCACCCAGATAAAGGCGTGTTCGATTTGAATGTTAAGCAGCGCAGGGTATTGAACAAGTCGGAAGAGTATTTGAAAGCAGTTAGATTTTTCAAGTAATGTTCAAGAGAAAGAAAGCATTAGAAGTATACACCAACACGGGAAGCACTGGCGAACCTAAGATAGTTACACGGTCTGCCATAGCTGTACGTGTCCAAGGATCAGCGGACATATTTATAATTGAAGCTGGTAAAAAAGGTGAAATTATAATACGCAAAAAGTAACCCATGAAGCCGACTATAAACCTTGACGCTATAATGACCGCCAAGGGGTTGAACCCCCGCGACCTTGAAACCGTTCTGTTTCCGAAGAACAAGTACCCACGCCAAGCGTTACACAGACTACGTACAGGTGTCAAACCCATGAACGCAGATCAGATAGCGCGTCTTGCAGCGTTTCTACGTTGCGAGGCTGGCGACTTGTTTAACGGCGGCTGGAAGGTCCGCAGCATCAAGAACAAACATCATACCTTTATTAGAATCGACAACAGAGGTAAGAAGTATAAAGCCATATTAGATTTAGAATACGGGCGTACCTACCTGTACGCAGACGAACACATGTTATGCGAAACCATGTTACATTCTAAAACGGTCACACTTAGTGAATACTTCTTAACACTTGATCGCTTAATTAAAAAGACAGACAAATGACAGGATTAGAAAAAATTAAAAAAGAGCGCGACGAACAAATAAACAAGCACGGTAGAACCGTAGCATTAGACGCAGAGCACAACTATGAAAAGCAATTAAGCTGGGCGGCTTCATGTTTAGCCTTCCCAGAAATAGAAGACTGGGACGCGCGACACGCGCCGCCGCCAAATTGGGATTTAAAAATATGGCAGAAGATGCACGACAAACCATATGAAGAACGCCTAGTTATAGCGGGGGCGTTGATAGCAGCAGAATTAGACCGAATATCTTTTAATAAGTAACATATTTTTTTAATTATAAATTCAAACAATGAATACAATTAGTTTCACTTTGGACGCCTCGGATGAACGGGCCGACCAGATTTTAGAAATCATTAGAGGGGGCGCAGCACCGAAGCCAGCCGCTAAGAAGGCGGCGACGAAAAAGCCAGCCGCTAAGAAGGCAGCCGCTAAGAAAACCCCTAGTACTTCAGCAGCCAAGGCAGCACCCGCAGAAGGCGACGTTACAATAGACGACGTGCGCGCAGCTTTGAACGCTAAGAAGGACGACTACCGCCCAGAGATCAAAGCCAAGTTAGAAGAACTGGGGGCTAAGAATGTCAGCAGCTTGGACGAAGAACATTACCTAGAAGCTAAAGAGTACTTCGATAGCCTAGGTGAAGAAGACGACTTAGATTAAGTTGTAACTATGCGTAACCACGCAAATAGAAGTCATGCGCTTTTGTCCGCTTCTGGGGCTACCCGTTGGATGAGTTGCACAGGTAGTGCCCTGCTAGAAGCCAAGTACCCAGACAGCGACAGCGAATACGCCGCAGAAGGGACATTAGCACATGAGTTAAGCGAGATTGAATTACAGAAGGCGTTAGGTATGCTGAATAATCAGCAGTACACTTTAGCCCTGCGTAAGATTAGAAAAAATGATCTATTCACGTTAGACATGCCGCGCTACGTGGACCAGTACGTTACTATAGTGCTGGAACAGTATAGAGCACTTCAAAAGCAATACGGCGAAGATCAAGTATTCATATCTATCGAAGAGCGTGTGGACTTTTCTAATTACGTTCCTGAAGGGTTCGGTACTGGCGACATCATTATAGTTTATCCTGTAGGGTTGCACGTCATGGACTTGAAATATGGTAAGGGCGTCCCCGTCTACGCTGACAATAATTCACAATTGAAATTATACGGTGTGGGTGCGGTCAACGCGTACGACCTTATAGTGGACATACAAACCGTCACACTCCATATAGTGCAGCCTCGATTAGATAGTTATTCTATCTGGGATATCAGTATAGATGATCTATTGACGTGGGCTGAAGACGACGTGAAGCCGTTAGCTGAAGAAGCATACAGCGGCGAAGGAAACTTTAAAGCGGGCGATTGGTGTAGGTGGTGCAGAGCGAAAGCATCCTGTCGAGCCCTTGCCGATTATAATTTAGAATTAGCCGCTTTAGATTTTGCAGACCCTAACGAATTGACTGACGAAGAGTTAATAGAAGTCAGGGGTAAGATGGACCTAATTAATACTTGGTCGGATGCTGTCAAAGAGTATATGTATAAAGAAGCTCTTAAAGGCAAAGATTGGGACGGTTATAAACTCGTGGCGGGAACTTCTCGCAGATCTTGGAAGGACACCAAGGAAGTTATAAAGCGTCTCAGAGGGGCCAAGTATAACAGGTCGCAGTACATTAACAGTAAATTAAAAGGAATAGGCGACGTGTCCAGTTTGATGTCAGTCGATGACTTTGAAGAACTGTTACAAGATCAAGTACACAAGCCAGAAGGTAAACCGACCTTAGTACCTGACGACGACAAACGCCTTGCGTTGAATGATCCAGTTTCGGACTTCGACGATGGGTATGACGACTTATTATAATTGTTGTAATCGTAGGCCCGTCAAAAGTTACGGGGCGGGTCTACACTTTTTAAGACTGCGTAGCTCAG